TCGTCGTGAAAATCCCGGTTCTAAGTTAAAAACAGCAGTAACTGGAGATCCAAAACCAGGCAGTAAAGATGCTAAGCGTAGAAAGTCTTTCTGTGCTCGATCTAAGGGTCAACAAGACATGCATAATATAGATTGCTCTAAGACTCCAGATAAACCAGTTTGTAAAGCCCGTCGTCGTTGGAAGTGTTGATTTAATTTTATTATGAGTGACGTATATCTTGGTAATCCTTTATTAAAAAAGGCAAATACTAAAATTGAATTTACAGAAGAGCAAATCGTAGAATTTCTCAAATGTAAAGATGATCCTGTTTATTTTGCTAAAAATTATATAAAAATTGTTTCTCTCGATACTGGATTAGCACAATTTAATCCTTACGATTTTCAAAAGAAACTTATCAATAGATTTCATAATAATAGATTTAATATTTGTAAAATGCCTAGACAAACAGGCAAATCTACAACTGTTGTCTCATATTTATTACATTACTTACTGTTTAATGATAGTGTAAATATAGGAATTCTTGCAAACAAAGCAGCAACAGCAAGAGAATTGTTAGGAAGGTTGGCAACTGCTTATGAAAATTTACCAAAATGGATGCAGCAAGGTGTTATTTCTTGGAACAGAGGATCAATTGAACTAGAGAACGGTAGTAAAATTTTAGCAGCATCAACATCTGCCTCTGCTGTTAGAGGTATGTCATTTAATATTATTTTTTTAGACGAGTTTGCTTTCGTTCCAAACCATATTGCGGACTCATTTTTTGCATCGGTTTACCCTACCATTACTTCGGGTAAGAGCACCAAAGTAATTATTGTTTCTACACCACATGGGATGAATCATTTTTATCGAATGTGGCATGATGCTGAAAAAGGAAAAAATGAATATGTTCCTACAGACGTACATTGGACAGAAGTTCCAGGTAGAGATGAAAAATGGAAGGAACAAACTATTGCAAATACTTCTGAGCAACAGTTTAGAGTTGAATTTTTATGTGAATTTTTAGGGTCTGTTGATACTTTAATATCTGCATCAAAATTAAAGAGTTTAGTTTATGAAAATCCTATTCAAAGTAATGCAGGATTAGATGTTTATGAAAATGTAATTAAAGGACATGATTATGTTATAACTGTTGATGTTGCAAGAGGTGTTGAAAAGGACTATTCGGCATTTATTGTTGTAGATATAACAGAGTTCCCTCATAAATTGGTTGCAAAATATAGAAATAATCAAATTAAACCAATGTTATTTCCAAATGTAATTTGGGATGTTGCTAGAAACTATAATAATTCTTATGTTTTATGTGAAGTTAATGATGTTGGTGACCAAGTGGCATCATTGTTGCATTATGATCTTGAATATCAAAATGTTTTAATGTGTTCTATGCGAGGTAGAGCAGGTCAAGTAGTTGGTCAAGGATTTTCTGGAAAAAAGACTCAACTTGGAGTCAAAATGTCTAAGACAGTTAAAAAAGTTGGAGCACTAAACTTAAAAACTATTATTGAAGAAAATAAATTAATTTTTAGTGACTATGAAATAATAAATGAACTAACCACATTCATTCAAAAAACTAACTCATTTGAAGCAGAAGATGGTTGCAATGATGACTTAGCAATGTGTCTTGTAATTTATGCTTGGTTAGTGGCTCAAGATTACTTTAAAGAATTAACAGATCAAGATATTAGAAAACGATTGTATGATGATCAAAAAAATCAAATAGAACAAGATATGGCACCATTTGGTTTTGTTGTTGATGGTAATGAAACTACTACTTTTGTTGATAACGATGGAGATCGTTGGTATACCGATGAATATGGAGATATATCTGAGGTGTGGAAATATATGTAAATGTATTTTTTAATAAATAATTTTTAGGTAAATGAGAATTAGGAGCGGAAATGGCAACTCCCCAATTGTCACCTGGTATTATAACCAGAGAAGTTGATTTAACAATAGGAAGATCTGATAATGTAACTGATAATATTGGTGGCATAGCAGGACCTTTTGCAATTGGTCCAGTAGCAGAATCTACTGATATAACTAATGAACAAGAACTCATTGATATTTTTGGTAAACCATCTAGCACTGACAACCAGTATGAGTACTGGATGAGTGCAGCATCATACCTTTCATATGGGGGAGTTCTAAAAGTAGTTAGAGCAGATGATGACGATTTAAAGAATGCAAGAGTTGGTTACAATACAGATGCTACTTTAAAAATTAAGAACTTTGACGACTATAATTCCCAAACAACTGGAAATTATCATTATGCCGCAAAGACACCAGGTACTTGGGCAAATGATTTAAAAATTTGTGTAATCGATGATTTTGCAGATCAAACGATTGGATTTTCAACCTCCGATTTAGGTAATGCTGGAGTAGTTGTTGGAAATGGGGTTACTACTGGAATTAGTGCAACTATTATTGGATCTGGATCCACTAGCACTTTTGATGGATATTTGAAAGGAATCATTACTGGAGTTACTACTGATACTTCAAATAGTAATTCTACCTTTGATGTAAAGATTGTATCTAGAGTTTCTACTGCTGGAACTGAAACAAAAATCGCATATTCCGATAACGTTCGTTATGCATCATTTTCAGCATCAGATTCACTCACTTTAATGAATAATTCTGGTGTTAGTACTGGAAATATTGGAGCAATAACTGCATCTAGTGCGGTTGATTGGTATGATCAACAAACTTTATCTGGTTTAGATAATTCCACTATTTTTTGGAAGACTATCGCACCAAAACCAGTAACTAATCAGTATACAACTGATAGAAATGGTTATAACGACGGAATTCATGTCGTAGTAATGGACGACAAAGGTTCTATTAGTGGTATTCAAGGAACTATTCTTGAAAAACATATATCATTATCTAAAGCAGAAGATTCAATATCATTAGTAAATTCACCTCAAAAGAATTATTACAGAAATTATCTTGCTAATTTCTCTAAGTATGTTTATGCTGGAACTAACTATTACACTGTAGCAGATACTACTAATAGCATAGTTCCTGTTGCTACTGGATTTACTGCTTATACGGGTGTTGCAGCTGCTTCTTTCACACCAATTACTCTTTCTAATGGTGGTTGGAATAGAGATGCTCAAGGATCAACATTCAATGCAATTGGAAATCAAACCTTTACTTTAGCAACAGGTGCAGATTATTCTAGTGGATCTGAAGGTTCTAGTGGTTCATTAACTGCTACTCTAGGTAATCTATCCTCTGCATATGATTTACTTTCAAATTCTGATGAGGTTGATCTAGATTTCTTAATTTATGGTCCTGGTCTTGGAACTTTAGAGGAATCTCAAGCAAAGGCAAACAAATTAATTTCTATTGCCAATGATCGCAAAGATTGTCTAGCAGTTATTTCTCCTTACAGAGCAGCAATTGTAGATATTACGAATACAACAACCCAAACAGATAATATACTCAATTTCTTTGCTCCATTATCGTCATCATCTTATGCAGTATTTGACAGTGGGTATAAGTATACTTACGATAGATTTAATAATCTATTCAGATACGTTCCTACTAATCCTGATGTTGCAGGGTTGATGGCAAGGACAAGTATTAATTCATTCCCTTGGTTCTCTCCAGCAGGACAGCAAAGAGGAATTTTGAATAATGCAATTAAACTCACATACAATCCAAATAAAGCACAAAGAGATCAATTATATAAATCTAGAATTAACTCTATAGTTTCTCAATCTGGAGTTGGAATTGTATTGTTTGGTGATAAGACCGCATTAAGTTATGCGTCTGCTTTTGATAGAATTAACGTTCGTAGATTATTCTTGACGGTTGAACAAGCTCTTGAAAGATCGGCACAATCTCAACTATTTGAATTAAATGATCAGGTTACAAGAGCAAACTTTATCAACGTTGTAGAACCTTATTTGAGAGATGTTCAGGCAAAGAGAGGTATATATGACTTCGTAGTTGTCTGCGATGAGTCTAATAATACCCCACAAGTTGTTGATAACAATGAATTTAGGGCAGATATTTTCTTAAAACCAACTAAATCTATTAACTATGTCACGTTATCTTTTGTTGCTACAAGAACTGGAGTTTCTTTCAGTGAAGTAGTTGGTTCAGTTTGATTTGGTAATATTTAATTAACACGGAGGTTTAAAAAATGTCTACACTCAGAACGATTACCAATTTTAAGTCTAAGTTAGCAGGTGGTGGAGCAAGACCCAATCTATTTGAAGTCGAACTTGCAGCTATGCCTGCCTATGTATCTGGATATGAGAACGAAGAGCAAGAAAGATTTGCTTTTCTTTGTAAAACTGCTGCACTTCCAGCATCAAATATTGCACCAATTGAAATTCCTTTTAGAGGAAGAACTTTAAAGGTTGCTGGTGATAGAACATTTGATGTATGGACTGTGACTATTATCAACGATGAGGATTTTAGATTAAGAAGTGCTTTTGAATTATGGATGAATGGAATTAGTAAATTAAATAATGCAACTGGGGCAACAGCACCTGGTTCATATATGGTTGATGCTAGAGTTCATCAATTAGGTAGAGGTGCGGGAACATTAAATTCTACAACTAATACTGATGTTACTGGTGGTACTTCAATAACACCATTAAGAACATATAAGTTTGTCGATATTTTCCCAACTAATATCTCTCAAATTGACCTTTCTTACGATGCTTCAGATACGATTGAAGAGTATACTGTAGAATTCCAAGTTCAACATTGGGAAGCAGAATCTACAGGTAGTGCTCCTGCTATTGCCTGATAAATAAAGGAGAACAAGCATAGAAGTATATAATGGCAAGGTTATTTGGTTTTTCTATAGAGGAAAACGAACCAGCATCACCAAGTACACTCTCCCCCGTTCCTCAAAATAATGAGGACGGGGCAGATCATTATTTGACTAGTGGATTTTTTGGTTCATATGTTGACATTGAAGGTGTTTATAAATCTGAATTTGATTTAATTAAAAGATATAGAGAAATGGCACTGCACCCAGAAGTGGACAGTGCCATTGAAGATATTGTAAACGAAGCAATAGTTTCGGATTCAAATGATGTTCCTGTACAGATTGAACTTTCAAATTTAAGTGCTAGTGATGGAATTAAGAAAAAAATTAGAGATGAATTTATTTACATTTTAGATTTATTGGATTTTAATAAAAAGTCTCACGAAATTTATAGAAATTGGTATATTGACGGAAGACTTTATTATCATAAAATAATCGATTTGAAGAATCCGCAAGAGGGAATAAAAGAATTACGGTATATTGATGCAATGAAGATGAAATATGTGCGTCAATTAAAAAAATCTAACAAAGATAGAAATGTATATACAAATTCCTTAAATAAGGATCCAATGGATTTTGAATTTCCTGAAATAGAGGAATATTTTGTTTTTAATCCTAAAATGACTTATCCTTCAGGACCCATGAGTGGTAAGGGGGGTAGTGCATCTGAAGGAATTAAGATCGCAAAAGATGCAGTTACTTATTGTACTTCAGGTTTAGTAGATAGAAATAAGTCTATTACATTATCATACCTCAACAAAGCAATTAAATCACTCAATCAACTTAGAATGATTGAGGACTCTCTTGTTATTTACAGATTATCAAGAGCACCAGAACGTAGAATTTTCTATATTGATGTTGGTAATCTTCCAAAAGTAAAAGCAGAGCAATATCTTCGTGATGTTATGATGAGATATAGAAATAAATTAGTGTATGATGCTTCAACTGGAGAAATTAGAGATGATAAAAAATTCATGTCAATGCTTGAAGATTTTTGGTTGCCTCGCAGAGAAGGTGGAAGAGGAACAGAAATCTCAACTTTGCCAGGAGGCCAAAACCTTGGAGAAATCACTGATATTGAGTATTTTAAGAAAAAACTATACAGATCCCTTAATGTTCCTCCCTCAAGAATGGATGGAGAAGGTGGGTTTAACTTGGGAAGATCTTCTGAAATATTAAGAGATGAGTTAAAATTTACTAAATTTGTTGGACGTTTGAGAAAAAGATTTTCAAATATGTTCAATGACATCTTGAAAACTCAACTTATTCTTAAAAATATCATTGCACCTGAAGATTGGGATAAAATGCAACAGCATATTCAGTATGATTTTCTTTATGATAATCATTTCTCAGAATTAAAAGAAGCAGAATTGATGTCGGAGAGACTCAATCTTGTCGCAACTGCAGAACCTTATGTTGGAAAATATTATTCTCAAGATTATATTAGAAGAAATGTTCTTAGGCAAACTGATCAAGAAATTATTGAACAAGATGAAATTATTAAAAAAGAAATTAATAATGGAATAATTCCAGATCCTAATGCAATTGTAGACCCAGAAACTGGTCAACCTATTGATTCAATGATGGGAAATAATATTAATGGTGATGGTGGAAAAGTTCCTATAGAATCAGAAATTGATGGTTCTGCAACTGAAGCACCTGAAGGTGGTGAAATTTAAGCTAAATAAAAAAAATTAAAATTATAAATGGACGATTTATTAGACCTAGTGACCTCTGATGAGGCATCACCATCACAAATTAGTGATAAAATTAAAGATTTGCTTTTTATGAAAGCATCTGAAAGAGTAGATGAATTAAGACCTGAAGTATCTGCAAATTTATTTGCGGATACAAGTCAGGATTCATCCCAAGATGATTAATAAATAAATAATAAGTGTTTATTAGAAATAATGGCTCACAAACCTGTAGGAAATACTAAATCTATTTCGACGAGTAACACAAGTGCTCGGTCTGATGTCATTTCAAAGCAAAGTAATTCTTTAAGAGTTGTTGCTGTTGGTGCAGACTGTCATGTTGCTATTGGAACTAACCCAACAGCAACAGCATCTAATTATTATGTTGCTTCTGGAACTTCGGAAGTAATTAGTCTTGGTAATGTAAAGTCTCAACGTGTTGTTGGAGTAACCACTGGATCGACTACCACGATTGATTTTCCAGAAGGCACTGGTTCTCCATTTGAAGTAGGTGATTCAGTTGAACTTACTGGCATTTCACCTACAGGGATTAATACCAGTTATGCAATTGTTTCAAGTATCGATAGTTCCTCAGGTTATTCTGGGTATTTTGATACTAGAATTGTTATTGACTGGGACACTTCTGGTCAAGGAGCAGTAACTGCTGGAACTGGTGAATTGAGAGAAGTGTTTAAAGTTGCCGGTAAAACTAGCACTGGCACTGGAACACTTTATGTTCAACAAGTACAAGTATCTGGAGTTGCATAATGAAACTCATTACAGAAGAAATTGAATCTATTGAGATTATTACCGAATCTGTAGGTAAAACTAAAAAATTATATATTAAAGGTCCTTTTTTACAGGCAGAAACTGTAAATAAGAATCGTAGAAGATATCCTATTAGTATCTTAGAAAGAGAAGTTAATAGATATAATGATGAATATGTAAAAAAAGGTAGAGCACTTGGTGAACTTGGTCATCCAAATGGACCTACCGTTAATTTAGATAGAGTTTCTCATAAAATCACCAATCTTTATCGTGAAGGTAATAACTTTATTGGTAAAGCACAAATTTTATCTACTCCAATGGGTAAAATTGCAGAATCACTCTTAAAAGAAGGTGTTATGCTTGGGGTTTCTTCTAGAGGTTTAGGTTCACTTAAACCTACAAGAGAAGGATTTAATGAAGTTGGTGAAGATTTTATGTTAGCAACTGCTGCTGACATTGTAGCAGATCCTTCTGCTCCTGATGCTTTCGTTCAAGGGATCATGGAGGATAAGGAGTGGATTTATGATGCATCGAAAAAAGCTTGGGTAGTTGAATCAATTCAGGATATCATTGAAAAGGATGTCCAGCAAAGGAAACTTACAGAAAAAAGAAAATTAGAACACTTTGAAAACTTCTTAAGTTCCCTTTGATACTACAAAAATATTAATTTATAAATAAATATAGATTTAAACAGAAAAAATCGGAGAGTTCAAATGTCTGGTGGAGATCTACAAGAAATGGAAGTAGGCACTAAGCAATCCAAAACTGCTGTAAATTCAGGTGCTAAACCTGCAGACCCAATGCCTGCAGGTTTAGGTGGTGCTGTTGAGGACTTAGGTGGCCCAACTCCAGAAAACTACAAGCCCGATGATGATTCAGCAAAGCTGAAGACACCCGGTGCTACACTAAAGCAAGTTAAGGATGCAGTAACTGCAAAAGAAGAAGTAGAAACCGAAGAGGAATCTACTATTGCAGAATCTGATCAAGAGCAAGTTGAAGAGTCTGAGCAAACTGAAGAAGTTGCTGAAGAAACTGAAGAAGTTACTGAGGAGACTGAGGAGACCGAGGAGACTGAGGAAGTTATTGAAAACACTATTGATGTAGAGGAAGACATCAATGCTCTTGTTTCTGGTGAAGAACTTTCCGAAGAGTTTAAAGATAAGGCAAAAGTTATTTTTGAGTCTGCACTAAAAACTAAAATTGCTGAAGTAGAAGAATCTTTCCAAGAAGCATATACTAAGGCACTTTCCGAAGAAGTAGCAGAAATCAAAGAAAGTTTAACTGAAAGAGTTGATTCATATCTTGAGTATGTTTCTCAAGAGTGGATCACTGAAAACAAACTTTCAGTTGAAACTGGTATAAAAGAAGAACTTACTGAGTCCTTCTTATCTGGTATGAAAAATCTTTTTGAAGAACATTATGTACAACTCCCTGAAGAAAAATATGATGTACTAGAGAGCATGGTAGAAAAACTTGATGATATGGAAACAAAACTCAATGAGCAGATTGAGAAGAATGTTTCCCTCAATAAGAGACTTGCAGAGTCTGTTGCTGATGGGATTTTCGACGAGATCACTGAGGGTCTAGCACTATCTCAGAAAGAAAAGCTCGCTTCACTTGCAGAAAGTGTGGAGTTTGAAAGTGAAGAAGAATATCGTGAGAAAATGGGAACTCTAAAGGAAGCATATTTTCCTTCTAGAAAAGTAACCCAATCAGCTAAAACTGAAACTTTATCTGAAGGTGTAGACAGCACTCCAGAATCTATTTCTGGTTCAATGTCTGCCTACCTGAAGACACTTTCACAATTTAGCAATTGAATTTAATATAATTCAAATTTAACACAAAAATTTTAAGGTAACCGCAAATGTTTCATTCCGAACAATTGCAGGAAAAGTGGGCACCTCTTCTAAACCATGAGGGTTGTGAATCAATCAGTGATTCCCACAAAAGAGCAGTTACTGCTGTCCTGCTAGAAAATCAAGAGAAATTCCTAAGAGAGCAAAATGCTTTCGCAGATGGTGGTCTACTAACCGAGACCCCTAACGTACACACCAACAGTGGATCTAACGCAGGTTTCTCTGCTGATGCTACTGCTACTGGTCCTGTTGCAGGTTTTGACCCCGTTCTGATTTCTTTAATCAGACGTTCTATGCCTAACCTGGTTGCATATGACCTAGCAGGTGTACAACCAATGAATGGTCCTACTGGACTAATCTTCGCAATGCGTTCACGTTATAACAGTCAGTCTGGATCTGAAGCATTCTTCAACGAAGCAGATTCTGCATTCTCCGGTCAGAACGAAGGATTCGATCTAACCAACGGAATGACTGGTGCTTCTGTTGGTATGGGTACTACGGCACAGCAAGGTAGCCGTCCTGACCTTCTAGACACTGGAGCATCCCCAACTGACGCAACCGACTATAACGTTGGTCAGGGTATGCGTACCGATGATGCTGAAGATCTTGGCACCTCTGGTGACAACTTCAACCAGATGGCATTCTCAATCGAGAAAGTCACGGTAACTGCCAAGTCAAGAGCACTCAAAGCAGAGTACAGCTTAGAACTAGCACAAGACCTGAAAGCAATTCACGGTTTAAATGCTGAGGCTGAGCTTGCAAACATCCTCAGCACTGAAATTCTTGCTGAGATTAACCGTGAAGTCATCAGAACCATCTACAACGTTGCTAAGCCTGGTGCTCAAGCAAACGTTGCAACTGCTGGTACTTTTGACCTCGACGTTGACTCTAACGGTCGTTGGAGTGTTGAGAAGTTTAAGGGTCTACTCTTCCAGATTGAAAGAGATGCTAACGCAATTGCCCAACAAACTCGTAGAGGGAAGGGCAACGTAATTCTCTGCTCTGCAGACGTTGCTTCCGCACTAAGCATGGCTGGTGTACTTGATTACACCCCTGCACTAAATGCAAACCTAAGTGTAGATGATACCGGCAACACCTTTGCTGGAACTCTACTTGGTAAGTTTAAGGTCTATATTGATCCTTATTCTTCTAACGTTGCTGCAACTCAGTACTACACCATCGGTTATAAGGGTACTTCCCCTTACGATGCTGGTCTGTTCTATTGCCCATATGTTCCCCTCCAGATGGTCCGTGCCGTTGGAGAGAACACCTTCCAACCCAAAATTGGATTTAAGACTCGTTATGGTATGGTTGCTAATCCCTTCGCAGAAGGAACTACCCAAGGTGCTGGTGGACTCAATCGTAATAAGAATGCTTATTACAGAAGAGTCAAAGTCTCCAACCTCATGTGATATCAATTCACATTTTTCTCAGAGACCCTTTGGGGTCTCTTTTTTTTTTTTTTTTACTAAATAGTTAAAAAAATGTCTAGATCGGTATTTGAAAATGTAGTATCCAATAGGAACTTTTTGTCTCCTGTTGGATTTAAATTTGTTTTGAATAGAGCACCCAAGGTAGCATTTTTTTCTAATGTTGCAAATATTCCAGGTGTTAATTTAGGAATTGCAAACCAATCAACATATTTAAAAGATATAGATATTCCTGGGGATAAACTAATTTTTGACGAACTTAGACTTAGTTTTCTTGTTGATGAAAATTTAGAAAACTTTATGCAGATTCAAAACTGGATGAGAGGTCTTGGTTATCCAGAAAATATAAACGAAATTTTTGAACTTCAAAATGAACCAAGAGATCTTCAAAGTAAAGATTCCCCATTACTAAACATTTATTCGGATGGAACTTTATTTGTTTTAAACAGCTCACTTAATACTCAATTTAAAGTTGTATTTGAAGATATGTTTCCTACTTTTTGTTCTGGACTATCTTTTGATGCTACCAGTGAAACTATTCAATACTTTACATCAGAGGTCGTTTTTAGATATACTAACTATTATATAACAGACCCTAAAGGAAATAGATTATGAGTTTTGACTTGGATAAAATCCAAGAAATGTGGGAAGGTGATTCAAAGATTGATGTAGATAATTTGCATACAGAATCTTTGAACATACCTATTTTACATTCTAAATATTATCAAATATATAATACAATTTTATTATTGAGAAAAAAATCTGAACAAAAAAGAAAAAATATCAGGCATGAAAGGTATGAGTATTTTTCGGGAAAAGCAGATCCAGATATCTATATAGAAAATCCATTTCCCAAAAAAATAAGAGACAAGGATACTATGCAAAAATATCTTGATTCTGATGAAAAGTTATCATCTATTTCATTGAAAATAGAATATTATGATGTAATGTTAAATTATTTGGAAGAAATTCTAAAGCAATTGTCTGGAAGAACTTATCAAATAAAAAATGCTATTGATTTCATGAAATTTTCTTCTGGTATGGGATAATGGAAGAAGAATTTAATATGGAGGAAGAAGAATTTAATCCAGATTATGTTCTTGGATTTGTAATAGAAGATATATATTTGCTATATGAATGCGTATTGAAGAGAATAGAACGATGGGAAGGATATCCACAAAGACCTGTTGAGGAACAGCAACAATTGTTTGGTTTGAGAGATAACCTTTATCGATGTATATTGGATTATAAGTTTAGAGAGATGTAATAAATACTAATAGGTTAAATTTATATGCATGGCAGATTTGATTATCCAAAAGGTTAATGAAGTATATCTTGAGATAAAAACAGAACCTCATATTGAATATGAATTAAAAGATAGGTTTACTTTTGAAGTTCCTTCTGCAAAATTCATGCCCCAATATAGAAGTAAATATTGGGATGGATATGTTCATCTATTTAATTTAAAAACAAAAAGAATTTATATAGGACTATTAGATAAGATAGTTTCTTTTTGTGATCAATTAAATTATACCTATGAGTTTAAAAACAATAAATTTTATGGTTTACCATTTGAAGTAAATGATTTTATTTCTCATGAAGGAGTTAAGGACTTCATGAATTCTATTACTCAATTTAAACCAAGAAGTTATCAAGTTGATGCAGTTTATGATGCATTAAAATATAATAGAAAACTTTTAATATCTCCAACCGCATCAGGTAAGTCTTTAATGATTTACTCTATTGTAAGATATTTCGTAGCAAAGAAAAAAAATATATTAATTGTTGTTCCAACTACAAGCTTAGTTGAACAAATGGTTAAAGACTTTGCAGAATATGGTTGGAACTCTGATGATTATTGTCACAAAGTTTATTCTGGTAAAGAAAAAAATACAGACAAGCAAGTTACGGTAACTACTTGGCAATCTATTTACAAATTACCTAGAAAATTTTTTGAAGAATTTAATGTTGTAATTGGAGATGAGGCACATCTTTTTAAAAGTAAGTCTTTAGTCAATATTATGACCAATTTACATCATGCAAAGTATAGATTTGGGTTAACCGGTACGTTAGACGGCACACAGACCCATAAGTGGGTCTTAGAGGGTCTTTTTGGTCCATCATATAAAGTCACTAAGACCGCAGACTTAATGAAAAAAGGATTTATATCCAACCTTGACATTTATTCATTGGTATTGAAACACTCTCCTAAAAGATTTGAAAATTATGAAGATGAAGTTCAATATTTAATTACTAATAAAAGTAGAAATAAATTTATAATTAATTTAGCATTAGATTTAAAAGGTAATACTCTTATTTTGTTTTCTAGAGTTGAATCTCATGGTCAAGTATTGTACGACATTCTAAATAATAATGAAAAACAAAAAAAAGTTTTTTTCATTTACGGTGGTGTAGATGTTGAAGAAAGGGAAAAAATAAGAGAAATCGTAGAGAGAGAAAACGATGCAATTATCGTTGCTTCCTACGGAACAATGAGCACAGGAGTAAATATTAAAAATCTTCACAATATTATATTTTCATCCCCAAGTAAATCAAGAATAAGAAATCTTCAATCGATAGGAAGGATTTTAAGAAAAAATAAAAATAAGAATAAAGCAGTTCTTTATGATATTGCAGACGATTGTACATTCAGATCTCAAAAAAATTATACTTTAAATCACTTCATAGAAAGAATTAAAATTTATAATGAGGAAGATTTTAATTATGAAATAGTAACTATAAATTTAAAATAAATATGGAAGAAGAATTTTACGGTACAGTTAAGTTAAAAAGTGGAGAAGAGATATTTGCCAAGGTGTCTGCTTCTGATGAAAGTAATGAAACAGTTTTGCTATTACTAAGTCCTGTTGTAATATCTGAACTAAAGGACAAATCTGATAGAACAAAAGGATATAAAGTAGAACCTTGGTTAAAAACAGTTGATGAAGATCTTATTCTTATTAAAATGACAGATGTCATTACTGTGATTGAAAATACTAATAAAGATATAATTGGACTTTATGATCATTATATAAGTAGTTACAACTCTAGAATAGGTAATTACTCTAAAATAAGTAAAGAGATGGGATATGTATCTTCCTTAAAGGATGCAGTTAAAATGCTAGAGAAACTCTATAACAGTAATTAAGCTATTATTAATCTTCAAACCAGACAAAGGTAGTCTATAGATGATTTGATTGTTTGTCAAGCTTGTTATTTTTAATGTTCTTTGGTATCATTAGAACAATTAATAAATACAAGAACATTATGGTCTTGATGCAGAATATGACAAAAAAGAAAAGATCAATTCACTACGTCAATAATAAAGATTTTCTAGAAGCATTAGTTAAATATCGAAATGAAGTAATTGAAGCAGCAAAGAATGAAAATCCAGATTTTACAGAACAAGATATCAAAAAGTGGAATAGTCCCAATAAACCAAAAATTCCAAATTACATTGGTGAGTGTTTTTTGAAAATTGCAAATCATTTATCATACAAACCAAACTTTGTGAACTATATGTTCAAGGATGATATGATTTGTGATGGTATTGAAAATTGTGTTCAATACATTCATAATTTTAATCCAGAAAAGTCTCAGAACCCATTTGCATACTTCACTCAAATTATTCATTATGCATTCTTGAGAAGAATTCAAAAAGAAAAGAAGCAAATGGAAATTAAAAATAAAATTCTAGAAAGAACTGGATATTCTGAAGTCTTTGTTGATGATAATTTTATTGACAAGTCTAATTATAGTGATTATAATTCAATTAAGGATTCTATTCATTCAAAAATTCGTGGTTGATAATGCCTTTAGTTGCTATTATTACTGATACTCATTATGGTGCTAGAAAAGGATCAAAGCATCTTCATGATTACTTTGAAAAGTTTTATAAAAATGTTTTTTTCCCGACTCTAGAAAAATATAATGTAAAAACTGTCATTCACATGGGAGATGTTTTTGATAGTAGAAAGAGCATGGATTATCAAAGTTTAGAGTGGTCAAAAAGAGTTGTATTTGATCCTTTAAAAGATTATGATGTTCATATGATTACTGGAAATCATGATTGTTATTATAAAAATAGTAATAAATTAAACTCACCTGGGCAACTTCTTTCTTCTTATCCAAATGTAAAAATTTATTCAGAAGTAAAAGAAGTTTTTATAGATAAATTAAAAGTATTGTTTATTCCTTGGATTAATGCGGAAAATTTTGATGATACTATCAAACATATTAAAGTATCAACTTGCAACTGTGCGATGGGGCACCTTGAGCTCAACGGATTTAGAGCTTATCCTGGTCACACCATGGAAGACGCTATGGATAGCAAATTATTTGAGAAGTACACCAAAGTCTTCTCAGGACACTATCACACTAGATCGAATGATAGACGAATATACTATCTAGGAAATCCATATCAGATGTTTTGGAGTGATGTAAACGATCCTAGAGGGTTTACATTATTTGATACAGACACTCTTGAACACAGGTCAATTAATAATCCATACGAGTTATTCCATATTATTAATTACAATAATCAAACGGAATCTGATTTAGATTTAGAATTATACGAAGGTAAAATTGTTAAAGTTGTTGTTTGTAAAAAAGAAAATTTAAAAGAATATGAAAAGTTTATTGACAAGTTATCTTTAGTTTGTGAGGAATTAAAAATTGTAGAATCATTTCAATTATTAGAATCTGATAATTTTGATGTTTTAGATTCTGAGGACACTTTATCTATTTTAAATAATTATATTGAAGAGTCTGATGTTAATGTGAAAAAATCTACAATTCAAAGAATTGTTAAGGATATATATGAAGAAGCTCATGAGATAGTATAATGTATATACTAACTGTAAAAGGTAGAGAAACTGATGGAGCATATTCAGTGATAAATGCCGATGGAGAGCAAATTTTATACCTTTTTGTGCAAGAAGATGATGCAATAAGATATGCCCTATTATTGGAAGAAGATGAGTATCCTGAAATGCATGTTATAGAATTAGAAGATGAGGCAGTTCTTACCATGTGTGAGATTGAGAATTATAAGTACACTATAATTACTCCAAATGATATTGTAATACCACCAAAAGATAATGATTATTTTTCAGAAGATTAGTTGGTGTAACTTTTTAAGCACTGGCAATCATAAAATTTCTGTTGATTTTAGAGAAGGATCTACAAATTTAATTATAGGGTCAAATGGTTCCGGCAAGAGCACTATTCTTGACGCATTAACTTTTTCACTTTTTGGTAAACCTTTTAGACGTATTAATAAACCACAATTGGTTAATAGTGTAAATGAAAAAGACTGTATCGTAGATATAGAATTTAAAATTGGAAGTATAGAGTGGAAGGTTAAAAGAGGAATTAAACCAAGTATCTTTGAAATTTTCAAGAATGGGAAACTTTTAGATCAGTCGCATTCTATTACTGATCAACAAAAGTGGTTAGAGCAAAATGTCTTAAAAATGAATTATAAATCATTCACTCAGATTGTAATTCTTGGTAGTAGTACTTTTGTTCCTTTTATGCAACTTTCATCTTCAAATAGAAGAGAAGTTATTGAAGATCTTTTAGATATAAAAATATTTTCATCTATGAATTCTGTTGTTAAAAATAAAATCAGAACAACTAGAGATGATATTAAAATATTAGAACTTAAAAAAACTTCTTTAACGGATAAAATTTCCATGCAGGAAAATTTTATTCAAGAAATTGAAAAGGATAATAATCTTATTATCGAATCTAAGAAAAATAAAATTTCTAAGTTAAGTAATGAAATTGATGCCACAATGAAACTAAATTCAGAATGGCAAAATCAAATTAATTCTTTACATGAAGATCAAAAAAAAATATCTGGTTCTAATGAAACTTTACTTAAACTTAACAATTTAAAGGGGAAGATATCTGAAAAAATTAGTTCAATTACTAAAGAGCACAAGTTTTTCACTAACAATTCAGTTTGTCCAACTTGTTATCAAAACATTGAGGATGAATTTAGATTAAATAGAATTACTGACGCAGAAAATAATGCAAAAAAATTGAAAGATGGTTATGAGGAATTAAAAGATAATATAGAAATTGAACAAGAACGTGATCGTCGGTTTCAAGTATTATCAAAGGGGATTATTAACTTAACACATGGTATTTCTACAAACAATTCTAAAATTAACACATTACAACAACAAATCAAAGATCTTGAAAACGAAATTCAAACTATTGCCGAAAAAGTGCAGGACAGAAATACTGAAAGTCAAAAGTTAATTACCTTTAAAGAAAATTTAAATGAAGTAACAGAAAATATTATTTCTAAAAAGGAAACGTTTAGTAATTATGAATTCATCTATAGTCTTTTAAAAGATGGAGGGGTAAAAACAAAGATCATTAAAAAATATATTCCAATCATTAATGATCATGTAAATAAGTATCTCCAAAGGATGGATTTTTATGTAAACTTTACATTGGATGAGGAATTTAATGAATCTATGATCTCTCCAATACATGAAAATTTTTCATACTCATCATTTAGTGAAGGTGAAAAAGCAAGAATTAATTTAGCATTAATTTTTGCTTGGAGAGAAATTGCAAAGATAAAAAACTCAGTCAATTGTAATCTTATCTTATTTGATGAAGTATTTGATGGATCTTTAGATGTAACTGGAACGGATGATTTTTTAAAAATCATACGATATATACTCAAAGACTCTAATGTTTTTGTAATCTCTCACAAGAGTGGAATCGAAGACATTTTTGACACAGTATACAAAGCAGAAAAGCAAAAGGGATTTTCTACACTTGTCAAATTGTGATATATGTGCTAATCTATCTGGTATGTGATTGAGATGAAAATGCCCAACAGTGATGATGAATTAAAAAAAAATAAAGATAATGTAACTATCTTTAAACCTCATTTTTGGAAATATGAGGAAGATTTAACTCTAAAGGCAATTTCTGATTATCTTTCTGGGACATATAAGTCTCATTACACATCTCAAGAGTCTAAAACACAAACTCTTGATTTAATTGAAAGTATTGGTGATGCTGAGGCATTTTGTCGTAGTAATGGAATTAAATATCTTTCTCGATTTGGAAAGAAAAATGGAAAATCTAAACTTGACATCTTGAAAGCAATTCATTATTGTATTCTCCTATATCATTTTTCTGGACTGCACAAAAACACTGGTGAACCATACCCACAATAAATTATGAAATTATCTGAAAATACATTATTCATTCTTAAAAATTTTGCAGGAATTAATCAATCAATTTTGGTTAAGGAGGGTAATCAACTTCGTACTATTTCTGTTGCTAAAAACATTTTAGCAGAAGCAGAAATTAAAGAAGAGTTTCCCCGTGATTTTGCTATCTATGACCTTAATCAATTTTTAAATGGACTTAGTTTACATCAAAGTCCTGATCTAGATTTTACTGATGAAACTCATTTAAAAATTAAAGAGGGAAAACGTAGAGTAAAGTATTTTTATGCTGATCCTAACGTAATTATTTCTCCACCCGAAAAGGCAATTGAACTTCCATCACAAGACGTTTGTTTTCAATTGGATAGTGTTACTCTTCAAAAATTGTTGAAAGCAGCAGGAGTATATCAACTTCCAGATCTTTGCGTTGTTGGTGAAGCAGGTGTAATTAAATTAGTTGTTCGTGATAAAAAGAACGATACTTCTAATGAATTTGCTATCATTGTTGGTGAAACTGATAAAGAATTTACTTTTAACTTTAAGGTTGAGAATATTAAGATTATTCTTGGTGCTTACAATGTAGTAGTGTCATCTAAACTTTTGGCACAATTTACCAATACTGATTATGATTTAAAGTATTATATTGCTTTGGAACCTGATTCTGTATATGAAAATTGATACGTTACTAAGAATTTTAGGCAGCACACTTGTTATTGCTGCCTATTTCCTTATTATACATGTGAATATTTTAGTAGGAGTTGTAACTCATTTTGTTGCTGATCTTATTTCAATTCCTTACTTTATTAGAACAAAATCTTGGGATGTAGTTATAATGCTATCATTCCTTTTAATGATATCACTGTCAAAATTATTATGAACATTAATGAGACATATTCTTTTTACTTTAAAGGGATGTCCATATGGACTTCTAGATGATGAATTACATATTCGCAATGTGTTGGTAAATGCTGCTACACTGTCAGAGAGCACTCTCTTAGGCATCCAGTCTCATAAATTCCAACCTCAAGGGGTAACTGCTGTTGCTCTCCTTGCCGAGAGTCATATTAGTATTCATACTTGGCCAGAAAATGGGATAGCAGTCTGTGATGTATTCACTTGTGGGGAACATACAAATCCAAGATCTGGTGCAACCTATATGTATGAAGCAATGGGTGCTACAGATTTGGTGTCTCAAGTTTTTAATAGACCTTTAGAGTAAATTAGGTGAATTTAAATATAAATCATGCATTGGTATTGCTACTACTATCAAAATGTAAATTATCACCAAATCTTGGGTTACATTTAATTATCTTGATACCTAAAAAATAAAAGTTTATTATGGAAGTAAAATTTGAATCGATATTCAGTTCATTTTTAATAACTGTAAATTTAGATATTAATCATGAATATATTTACAGTTGGTGTAAAAAACAAAGTAAAACAAATGTTACTAGACTAACATTTGAGGAGGAATTCTTAAAAGAATATTATTTACACTTAAGTAAATTATTTGGTGAGATTCACAAAAGAATTGGATTATCTCCAAATTACTATCAGCATTTAAAGAGGGGTTGGTTAAATATGGACCCTAATGATGAAGGGTTTGCAACACCACATAGACATTGTGAATCTACATTTACTTCAGTTTATTATCCTTATATTGAAGGTAAGGTTGGGGATTTAGAATTATTAGCACCTAATCCTTTAGTTCAGTGGGTGTTCAAACCTGAGCAAGATCCTGAGAGGAATCAAGTAGCAGAACCAAATATTTTTAATATGACAAGAATTAGAATTCCTCCTAAAACTGGTTTGCTAGTTGTATTTCCATCATGGATTCAACATTTAGCATTACCAACAAAAAATGGAATTCGTACTAGTATATCTGTAGATTCTCTTTCTACACTTAGAATAACAGGTAATGATTTACATAGTTGATAATTTTTTGGATCAGGATACTCTTGAATACTTAGAAAACACTCATGTTGAGAGTTTGCCAATTACCTGGTATAATTTATATGATGATAATATCTATCGTGATATATGCCATCATATGATTGATGTTTCTAAAAAGTATTATAACTTTTCCAGTAAAGATATTCAGGGATATGAATGTTGGTCTCAAATAAATTCAAAACCAGATTCAATGCACTATGATAAAGATGAGACTATGTGGAAAAAACATGAAAAGTTAGTGTTTTCTATATGTTCAACAGTTCTTTATTTTAATGTTGATGATGATTTGAATGGTGGTTTACTTAGTATTGAAAATAATATATTTGTAAAACCAAAGACAAATAGATTCGTATTGTTTTCTCCTGGTCTTCTACATGGTGTTGAAGAATTTACTGGAAAAAGATCTTCATTTTTAGTTAATCCTTGGAAAACTAAACCTTTGCCTTATTAATAATGAATTACGTGCCAAAAATTGATGATTATGTTAAGTGGAGAAACATAGAAGGATGGGTGTACTTTGTTGATAATGAATACATTACCATAGAGGTTGGAACTAAAGAGAAAACTGATGATTTAGTTCCTATGCACAAAAAAAATCATATACTAATTGTATGCCATAATTGGTACTGGGATGAGTTAGAATATGTTAAATCCCGATCTTTGAATTAATTATTTTATTTTATTTGTTATGAAAGATTTTTTGTGGGTTGAAAAATGGGCACCAAAATCTGTTGATCAATTAATTTTGCCTAAGAGTGTTAAGGACTTTTTCTTAAAAGTTGTAGAAGAAGGTCAATTAAATCAAAATCTCATCCTTCAAGGAACTCAAGGTTGTGGTAAAACTCAAACGATTAAAACTTTGTGTGAGATTACTAAACAGGATGTTTTATTTTTGAATGGTTCTTCTGAAGGTAGATATCTCGATACTGTTCGGAATCAAGTCATTAATTTTGGAACCACTGTTTCTATGTTTAATGATAAAAAGAAGGTTGTATTTTTTGATGAGTTTGATGGTACAACTAATGATGTCATGCTTTGTCTTCGTGGGGTTATTGAACAACTTCATAACAATGTATGTTTCATATTTACTTGTAATAATTTAAATAAGATTATTGATCCGATTCAATCTCGTTGCGTGGTAATGAAATATACTCCCATTCCTAAGGGGGAGAAACCTCAGATGATGGCTGATGTATTCAGTCGAATGAATACTATTCTTGATTCTGAGGGTGTTGAATATGATAAAAAAGTAATTCTTCAACTGGTTAAAAATTATTTCCCAGACACTCGTAGATTGATTAATTCTCTTCAGAGATATTCTTCTTCAGGTAAAATTGATTCTGGGGTATTGGTTAGTTTTTCTGATGTTCAACTAGATAATTTGGTTAGTAACCTAAAGGAAAAGAATTTTCCTGAGGTTCGTAAATGGGTTGTCAATAATGTAGATAATGATTCTACAGTTATTATGCGTAAAATCTATGATTCTCTTTATGGGGTATTGGAAGGTCCTAGTATTGCATCTGCAGTATTGATCATTGCTAAGTATCAATATCAATCTGCTTTTGTTTCTGACAACGAAATCAATTTGTTAGCATGTCTAACTGAAATTATGTGTGAGTGTAACTTTAAATGACTGAACTTAAAGATTGGATGAATTCAATCAATCTAACTAAAAATAATTTGATTGATGAAGATGAATCGATAGAACGTGAATATCCTCCATTTATAATTAATAAATGTTTCTCCTCATATGTAGATTGTTTAATGTATGCAAATGAGATGAATATGCATGGTCATTTAGATAAGAAGATGCAATATGATTTCTATATAAATACTATACGAAAGAGAAAGAGATTTTCTCCTTGGATTCGTAAAGATCAAATTGAAGATTTTGAGTACATAAAGAAATACTTTGGGTACAGTGATGAAAAAGCACAAGAATCTTTAAAAATACTTACGAAGGAACAAATTAAGTATATCAAATCTGAGTATTATCAAGGTGGACTTAAATGACTAAAATTGTTGAATCTATTGTAGAATGGAACCCTAGTATGATGGTTGAAATCACTTTAGGGGAACCTGATGATTTTTTAAAAGTTCGTGAAACTTTAACTCGTATTGGAGTTGCATCGAGAAAAGAGAAACGATTATACCAATCATCTCATATTTTACATAAACAAGGTAAATATTATATTGTCCATTTTAAGGAGTTATTTGCACTAGATGGCAAATATGCTAATCTTACGGTAAATGATGTTCAAAGACGTAATAGGATTATTAAACTTCTTTCTGATTGGGGATTAATTTCTGTAGTAAACCCAGATACTGTAACTGATATTGCTCCATTAAATCAAATTAAAGTCCTTTCATATAAAGATAAATCCGAATGGATTTTGGAACAAAAATATTCGATTGGTAAGAAAAAAATACAAGAAACCGAATAAAAAGATACGGGGGTCCACACCCCTTTTTTTATGATCTGTGCTACTATATACTTATGGATGCCTTCGGGGTCCACACAATCAAATCTCGCTTATTAAGGAGAAGTACAATGGGAAACCTAATGAAGTATAACGCTGCTAATTTGAATCAGTTTCTAGATCTTATAAATAGAAACAGCATTGGTATGGAAGATTACTTTGATCGTCTCACGACGCTGCATGAGACAACAAGCAATTATCCTCCATACAACCTAGTCACGGTCAGCAACGTAGAATCGAGACTAGAACTAGCACTAGCAGGATTCAAAAAGAAAGAAGTTTATGTCTACACACAAGACGGTAAACTCTTTGTCGAAGGACAAAAAGAA